TCATATGAGCGTTTAAATTCAACTTCATTCAAGAACCAACGTTTTCCTCCAACACGACGAGCATCCATCAATCGGCAAATGAATTCTAAATATATACAAAGTGTGGATTGCTTCATATCCGATGTTTCCTCAATAAAACTTTTCCGAGCAGCTGATTTCTTTTCCGCAGCAACCGCCGCTACGGGATACATAACTCGTAAAAGGTCAGTATCTCCATATGTTTCCACGGCTTTGCGTAGAGTTCGTATTCTTTCCAGATGCGGCTCTTTTTTACTATCACCAGAACAGTCTTTTCCATCAGTTATAGCACCACCCGGCGTATTTTCAATCGTCTTCGCAGATAAGACATTCTGTGCTGGTTTAGCCACTAGGAATCCAAAGATATTTCCACAACGTTGAGCAATCGCAACAATTGGTGCTCCAGCATGACCTTCACTTTCAGAAACATCTGTTGTAGCCGCAGCAACAAAAGGAGCCAAACTGCTTGGGCATGCGCTATATGTCATTTGTCCAGTTCTCTTGCAAAATGTATCAATCCGATTATTTTTAATATCTAATAGGAAATATCCATTAATATCTTCAGATTTAAATGTATTTTTCATCATTACAGGCGCAAATTCACTTAGACTTCCAGTTAACTTTCCATTCATGTATGCTGTATAGAGTCGTTGCTTTGTATTATAAGAGTAAAAATGGTCCCAACCAAAGCCCAATAGAACCTGTTTTGTTTCTACAAGTTCTTTAAAACGAAACGCGATAATTCCTAATTCATCTAAGCCTTTCATTTTGGCTTTTAGATCCGCAGAAACAGGTAATTTAAATGGATCAGTTTGTACAAACACACCTTTAACTAAGTCTAACCATTCAATTGGTGATTCAGGTCCTGCTGGAACACTTCTTGATAATGATGTAGTTGTTCTACTTGTTGCTACACTTCCAGCATCTTCCGGAGTTTCTTCACCAGCACCAGCAGCAGCAAGAGCCGCAGCAACACTGCTTGGTCGTGTACCACTCGGTCGGGTTGTGCGCGCGCGTTCATCCACATCCTGCGTAAAAGGTCCAACCGGAGGGAGAATCTGTTTAGACCATAATTTTCCATCTACAGTAGAATCCGACCGTTTGTAGCGAAGTGCTAGAGGAATAGAAGTATCAGTAATTTCCCGCGGCTGAAAAATCACATATCCTCCACGCAGAATCAAATACCCAGGTTGACCATTTGAACGCAATTCAAATGACCGATTATTAATAACAACAGAAAGCGCCTGCGTTAAAACTTCGGCAGGAAGTTCCTTGTAAAGTTGTCGGACTTCACTAATGGGCCAAAAAGGCTGGACTGAAAACATTTCCCGCAAAGAACTCTCCCTCAGCAAAATGTAGGCCCGAGCATCACGAGCAGTAAATGTGCTTAAGTTCAAATCATCTTCTTTAACGGATTTAATATCTAACCGACACTGAAAAGAGCATTCTTGATAATCACACATGCTAGAATTTGCCTTATCTGCTAGCTGAATTTCCCCTAAATCCTTACCCTGCGCATCAATGTGATGCTGGGAGATATCACCCGTTAGCAAAATACCCTCGTGATTGAGAGCACAATCCCACGCACCCATTTTAAGTTGACGCTGAACAAGACCAATTGATTTAGCCTTTTGAACAGCCAAACGGTAACTGTATAAATCACTGGTCTCATAGTCCTCCAAAAATAAACAATATAAATGAATTAAGCAATTGCGTTCTGTTGCTGGAAGTTGTCTGTGTGAACAATACCGAACACCGCGACCAATTACCTGCTCAAGACGATTCAAGTGATACCATGGATCTAGAACATGAATTTCACGAATACATTTCAAATCCAAACCTTCACTAGCAATTTGACTACCAACAATAACTTTGACCCGTGAACCACGAGCGGTCATTTCCACTGGTTCAGGGAAAGATGTAGCATAAGCAACTGTAGCGCCAACATTATTGGGTGTATAATCGCTTGTTAACAACACATAATTCGCGGGCTGAAAACCGGGGCAGTCCTCCGATGGAAGAGGCCCGTGCTGCTTTCTAGGACACATGGCGCATTGACGCACAACTGGCGATGCGCCGCGCAGCAGAGGAACTGGTTCACCAGTCGCATTTACACGTGTATATCCGGCTCTTTCTAAGGCAATACAAATCGGTAAAGCACCGGGCTGAACATAGCGGGAATAGATGAAATTAATCCCTTTGCTCGTCTTTACAGAATCCAAAATCTTCGCAATCTTAGGCCCATGATTTGCTAGGGCTGCTGGACCAAAAACATCATCAATATTCATATCACTCCGCCATTCAACTGTTCGTTTTTCTTCACGGAAATATTCTTCCCATCCTTCTTTTCCAAATCGTTCATTTGGATACGTAAAATTACCAATTTGAGCCCACGCATCCAGCACATTTTTGCGACGGCCTATTTCCATAACATCTTCCCCTGTTTCTTCTTCCCCTTCCGCAACATTCATCTGAAATCGCGTCACCTTTTCGCAGATTGAACCCGCAACAGGAGCAACCCGCTGAATGGGTAGAGCCGCAATCCCCTGCTGGATTTCTTCGGGTACATCAATATCTTTACCGCCCTGTAAAGCAGACCTAGCGGGATAAGGAGCAACTGCTAATTCATCGTCGCCAACCTCGGGATGAAGCCTAATAGGAAATGTAAAAGGATTTTCACCACGCATATAACTGACATAGCGTGTAGCAATATCCTTAATAATTTTCTCAGAATCCGGTTTTAGGAAACCTTTTCCATCAAATAATTCACCTTTTAGTAAATCAATCTGTTTCTTGTCGTTTAAAATGAGCAAATTTAGCAAAAAGAGAATCTCGGGCGCAGTATTAAACATGGGTGTCGCAGTCATTAAGACAAGTCGGCAGCCCTCGGTAAACATGAGAATATCCAGCAGAAGCGGAACAATTGCTTTTGCCTCAGCTCCTTCCTCTACCGCTTTCACATCCGGATTTTCATCGGGGGCCAATTCATCCGCTGACATTGTCTTAGGATCTTGCCGTAAATTATGGGCTTCATCAATTATAATTAGTCCATTATTAAATAGGCGGCGAAGAATTTCATGTTTACGACGCCGAATTTCATCCGCATCTTTGACAATTGAAGGAATGCCTGCCGCATATGCCTTATCAATTGAGATTTTAAACGCCATATATCCCTTAATACTGTAGCGAGTTCGCTTGAGGTTTTCAATGCGGTACATAATTTTCTCCTTTTCCTCCAAATCATTAGCATGTGATAATTTCAAATAGGTCGTCCCAGTACACTGGGCTGAATACCAGCCCTTATAAACATACCGACCAGGATCATCCAGAGTAGCACGGCGTAAAACTTCGGGGTCAAAAATCGTGCGTTTAAAGCCAGGAGCGATTGAACGAGGAACTATAATACTAACACGTTTCATAGGTCTTTCTGCTAGAAAGTTCTCCGCAATTGAAATCGCAGATATAGTTTTTCCAACACCGACGCCGTGATATAAAAGTAGTCCAAGAAACGGCGTGCTTGGATTCATAAAACGACTGACAAGACGTTGAACAGGAGATAACGTAAAGGCCTCAAATGCGGCTAATGAGCACGCATCTCCTTTCTCTGTAGTGGTAAAGGGTTGAGCCTTCGCATCATAGAATTCCTTTTTTTTAGTTAATTTTTCTGAAAATTCGGGGTCTTCAATATCGGGATAAAGGCCGGCATCTTGTTCCCGCTGCGCAGTCCATTCAGTAGGAATAATACCTTCCCGTGTCATTAAGCGCGAAAGAGTACTTTCAGCAGTGCCTGTTTCTTTTTTCTCTGCCCATTTACTGAGCACATCTTCACGTCTTGATTGTAAAGCCATCCTCTAAGGTTACCTAATAAAATCGCTCAGTCTATTCATCCGCTGTTAATGAATTTAACCAAAAGCAATAATTGCGTAAAATGGAAGAAACATGTAATAGCAATTCCTTCTTTTCAATATTGTAAGGTCTGATATGTTCCATGGCCTCCTCTCCCGTAAACCACTGAATTGCGCCAATTTCACGTTCTAAAACAGAATCCCCCGCAGTCATCACGGGATCTATCGCATCAAAACAGAACGCAATATAATATTTATGTCTATAATGAACTTTGTTAGAGCCAAAAAAACTCTCTTCAAGGGGGAAAATATTCCGACTTATAATCACCGAATCAAGAGGAAATCGGGTCTCTTCCCAGAATTCACGAATTGCGCATCGCATCTCTGATTCATTAGGACCACGTCTTCCTTTAGGAAATCCCCATTCTGGCTCTGACCATGATGTCCTAGAACCAGCAATTGCGTCTGTTAGAATTGTTTTTTGTATCGTCTCAAACTTTGTCCGCGAAGGCTCATACTCATGACGATACGGTTTACTGACTGGGCCATTCCACAATTGTTCCCATAGCCGCGGATAGTCCCATTCTAACAAACGCTGCCGCTCAAGCATACATGTCTGATCCACTAAAGTTTGAATATACGCTCGGTCTTCTATATCATATTTTCCACGCAGTAATTCAATATATCCGAGACTATCTTTACGACGAATCATCAAAAAACGAAAATCCGCATCTTCTAATCCATTAATTGTAGTATCATTTGCTAGATTTTGGACAAAGTCCTCTTTTTTCATATTTAAGATTTGAATAAGAATTATTCCAAAACTTGTTATTGGCTCTACACATGCTTTGTAATAGTGACCTGGTTTGCCACAATTAGTACATACAATTGACATTTGAATTTAACCCTATAGAGAAAAGGGTATTGTGTGTTTAAATAGACTAGCATAAATTTCCCTTATAACATAGAGCAAAACGGATGCCTTTATCAATGCCACCGGAAGTATGGGGTCCAATTTTCTGGGCAACAATTCATACAGTTGCATTAGCCTATCCCGACCAGCCTAGTTATCCCCAAAAACGAGCAGCAAAAGAATTCTACATGAGTTTAGTTGAACTTATACCGTGCCCCATCTGCCGGAAACACTATGCCACTCATTTGAAGACTGCACCAATTGAACCATTCCTGGATAATCGCGCAGATTTAGTGGACTGGACTCTTAAACTCCATAACAAAGTCAATCTTGATTTGGGAAAACCAACAGTTACACGAGAACAATTTATGAAAGCATATGAAGAAATGTGTGACCGCGGTCTTCCCATTCCGCCATCGCCTTTTATTCACAAGATTTATGAATCCGCTGATGAGCGTTCATATTACAGAGGAGCAATTGCTGGAGGTGTAAGTGTTCTAGGCCTAACAGGTATAGGCATAGCGCTATATAAAAGTTACGCATAAAAAACACACGTGAAGAATAGGGTATGCCTCCACCAAAGATTATTGAACTTAAAGCCATCATGTCTGATGAAGACTTTAAGACCAAATATGAGGGCACGCATTTTGACGAAGAAGCAGCAAAATTAATTGTTCGTGAAGACTCGGATATCTATGGTCTAGAACCAAATGGAACACGCAGACTTCTAGCAAAATTTCGCCGAGGTGTTATTCCGGCCCCCATAGTACAAAATGGCTGGGATTCATTTCGCACATTAGCAATGCCTGGTCGCAATCGGGGTGCTGCTGCTGGGCCCATTGATTTTAATTCACCCTATTGGAAGAAACGCGACCCCATCAAAATAAAAGATGATAAAACTTCCAAGTGGGCAGTACGCTACTATGTTAAAAATAAGAATAATAAAGACACAAAAAAGGTCAGCAAAATGCGGGTAAATAACTTAGTTGCTAGTGGCGTAATCGGATTCTATGAGGAAACACCCTTTATGAAGGCCGCCTGTCGTATGACTGTTTATACCCGCAGATATCTTCATTTATTCTTAAATGGATTACCCTTTTTAAAAGCAATAGATAATCAGTTCAAAGCATTAGTACCAAAGGAACACAGTCGGCAGTTGGAAGCAGTACAAGCAAAGAAGAATTATCAGATTCCCGGAACTGCTTTTAGTACTCTTACAGTGAATCTCAATTTCCGCACTGCTCTTCACAAAGACGACGGAGATTTTAAGGGCGGCTTTGGTAACCTATCTGTAATTGAATGGGGCAAGTATCAAGGTGGTTATACTCTATTTCCCCGTTTTGGCGTGGGATTTGATGTACGCACAGGGGATTTTATTGCGATGGATGTTCACGAATGGCATTGTAATACTCCGATGTATGAATCACCTGAGGATAAAATCTATAATATGTCACTTCCCGATATCCGGTCAAGGGACCCAACAACGGGATTAATAGGCTCGGAAGCACGATACCAGCGTCTAACATTTGTCTGCTATTTCCGCGACCGTCTCCAGCAGTGTGATGAAGGAGAAACGGCCGAATATTATGCTAGAAGCGGATTTGATGAGGCAGCAGAAATAGAGAAAGCCAAATCTAAACCCGTCAAAAGCCTCTTGCTACCACAATATAATGATATTGATGATGTTGAACAATCAGCCTCTACATTTGCCAAAACATATCGTCAAAGAATACCTGGGGGTGGCACAAGACGTCTTCAGAATTTTATGTCAGGATCTGAAAATCAAACAAAGAAGCGTAAGAGAAATTACTCTTAAAGTATAGAATGTCCCAACGAAGCTGGCTCGTAGAAGTCGGTTTTATAATTTTCATTATCTCATCGTATGTGTATTTTTTATACCACGATGCTATAAATAGTGGACTACAAAATATCTATAAATTCGGCGCTTCTGCTATCACAGTTATTGTAGCGGCTACAGGTGTATATTATCTATATAAAAACCCCGAACAAGTTCCATCCCTTCTTACTAAGTTTCTTAAGAAAAAGGCATAAAGTAGGGAGACATGCAGAATATCAATCGTGATTTAACTGCTGCAGAATCATTATTCAAAAATGTATCTGGTCGTGGGACTGGTTTATTATCAAGAATTCCAAAGCCGTCATTATCTATGCCTGACCTGGGGTTTCCTCCAGCAAGTGAACCTGTTAAAAGAGTTCTTACTGTTGTTGGCTTAATAATCTTTATTATAATGGTCGGTTTCATTCTTTTATTTATTGTAAATTCCTTTTTCCCCTTTACTGCTTTTTATGATAATGGTCTTTTGACATCACTTCCGAGTTCTAAACGATATTGGACGAATTTAAAGATTCCAACTGGCGGCGACCCTCCCTCCGGACTTTATGTAAGTAAAGATGATAGTATTGCAAAGAGACCAACTAATTACAGTGTAATGTTTGACTTAAACATTAATAGTTCAAAAGCACCCGGTATGGGCTCATATCGTCACATTCTTCACAGAGGCAGCGATGACTTTAACCAAGAAGTTGGCTCTGGAATGACACAAAAGGTTACTGGTAATACGAGCAGTGATGCCGCATTTGAAGCATCCGCCGCAAGTGGCGCTTCTGCTGGAGGCATCCCTCTTCCTATTTACATGAACCCCGGTATTTTCCTTCATCCGTACCGTAATGACTTAATCTTCTTTTTTCAGACTGAAGCTGCTCAAAAGACGGTGGTGGGTTACGATGTTTTATATCTTGAAAGTCTGGCGTTGGACGATATCCCGCTTAGGGAATGGTTTCGCATAACAATTGTTCTGAACGGCACTATTGTTGATGTTTATAAAAACGGAGAACTCATGAAATCCATTATTCTAAAAGGCGAACCTCGTACGGTACCTGCTGATTGGTATGGACGCAGCGGCCCTATGGCTGCATATGGTGTTCTTCAGAATATGAAAATCTGGAATGGAGCACTAAATCCGAAGCAGGTAAAAGATGCCGCAAGTATTGCGATGCCTGCGAAGATTGTATTAGCAGAGGCGGGTGAAGCATGTGAAGCATAAACGCCGTATATAACAGGATGGAACAGTCAATGACACCTATAGATATAGCTAAATATGTTGGTGTTGCTGTCTTATTATTTGCTATCATTGGTGTGACCGCCATGTATTTACAGTATAGAAAAGTGGAAGGGAATCCTGGACCGTGGAAATTTAGTTCAGCTGAATTTCCAATTGTTCTAACGGGTGTTCAATTAGCAACAGTTACTAAAGGAGCATATACACTTTCCAGTTATCTCTATATTGAAGGTTCAAAAGAACAACGAGTCAATCCTCAACCCCTCTGGAGATGGGGAATAAATGACCCTATTCGTAATGCGTATGCGACAATGCTAGCATCCTATATACCCGCAGAAGAGAAGATTCGTTTTGATTTTAGAACCGCGCCAACGGGTGACGAACATGCGTCTGCTTCCGAGACTAATCTTAAGAAGATTGTATCTATTGATGTTACGAACATAAATCCTCATAAATGGTTTCATATAGCGATAGCAGTTGAAGGTCGTAGTATAGATATCTATGTGAATGGTCAACATTCTAATAGTATTCAATTACCCAATATTCTAAAACAGTCCACAGATGGTATACAAATGGTCGGAAATTCGGGAATCCTGGGCAAAATGGCATTTTGGAATGTGACAGAGGGTCGTCTATCAGATAAAGAAGTTTTAGCACAGTATAAGAGCACATATGATATATCGGGTCCTCTTTTACCTGTTGATTATTCATTTGTATTTAAATTTCCAAATCTGAACTTCTGTCCTGGAATGCCCTGGTGTGAGGAACTTAAGGGTGATTGTAAAACCTATGTAAAATACGAATACGCTTAGCAAAGTTTACCCAGTTTTTGTATTTGCTATTCTTAGAGAATGAACAATGCTAGAGCGGCTCTTTCAGGTGCGGGTGGCGGAAGTTTAACAACAAATGTCATCTATGTTCTTGTGTCATTTGTCATTGTTTATGCGGTTTATCGCCTTGTTTATCCGCAGAAGGACCCTCGTGAGGCTCTAGTATTAGAGTTCAATGATGGTACAACTGCTCAATCAAAGACAACTGATATGGATCAAGACAACCTGCCGCTCCTCTTTACGGGTGGAGAATGTACTCTGGCCTGGTGGATGTATGTAAGCGACTTTGAAGTTCGTTCAGGACGCATGAAGCACGTGGTTACATTGAAGGGAGCGGGAGCAAACTATAACTCAATCGTCTGCGGTATTTATCCCCTTGAGAACAAGCTCATGATTCGTGTCCGCACAGCCGGTACAAATACCCCCAGTGGCGTTGGAGCTAATGCGGCCAACACAGTTACAACCTCTGGTACAGAATACACTGATACAACTGCCTACACCAATCTCTTCGGCCCTCAAAATGCAGGCATGAAGGATTTCATGAATACAGTGAACTACCCGCTATGCGACTTACCTGAGTTTGACCTCCAGCGCTGGGTTCACGTGAATATTGTCGTGAATGGTCGTGTTTGCGACGTATATCTGGATGGTAAGCTGAGCCGCAGCTGTATGTTGGATAACGTAATCCAGTTCCCTAAGGCGGTTGGTTCTGCTGGTATTACAGTGGACGCGTGCCAGTTCGGCGGATTCGGCGGTGCTTTGAGCAAGGTTCAGCTCTTTAGTTATGCTATCACGCCTGACCGTGCTTACTCCCTCTACCAGGCCGGCCCTACCCTGAAGAGCAACACCTTAGTTGACAGACTCCTGGCCCTCTTTGGAATCAATCTGACTTACAGTGCTTACAAGGTGACACCTCCGCAAGCCTCCTGCTCAAGCTCACAGAGTGTCAACGTACCCGGTACAGTCGCGAATGCCCTGGATTCCGCTGGCTTGACAACCAGTGGTACATTAGGTAATATACTGTCAAATCCCATGGCCGCTGCGGGCGGACAATAAATACTAATATTCATAGACTAATATATAATTTCGCACAGTTATACTGTCTGAAATTATTACACCTAAGATAGAGAAGAGATATGGATGCTATAATGCCCAATATTGTTGGTACTGGTACTTTAGATCAAGTTCTACAGGCGGTTATTGTAGTTCTCTTCATGTATGTATTTCTTTCTATTCTCAACAACCTGGGAATACTTTATAATACATGGCTGGAAATGAACACGGTCTTACAGCCTGATACGACAACATCTAGTGACACATACACTCAAGAGCCCAACTTGGATTCATCCAAGACATGTTTTATGAGCCGAAATGAAGTAAATGGCACAGAATTCACATACTCGGTATTCTTAAATTTCCGTAATTCAAACTTCGGTAAGGAGCAGAATAGTCTTCGCCACGTTTTCCACAAGGGTTCACCGCCACCGGATGCGTACCCGTTAATTGCTCCTGGAGTGTATACTCTAAGTGATAAAAATACTCTCCGTGTCTACTTTGGTTCTGCTGATAAGTGGGATAATTTCGTTGAAGTTCCGAATATTCCGGTAGAGAAGTGGTTTCACTTGGTTATCTCATGCAAGGGTCGCAGCATAGACGTCTATATCAACGGCAACGTAATCCAGCGTATGAATCTATCCTCTGTTCCCAAGCTCAACTTCGGTGATGTATATGCTTTCCAGAATATCTCTAATGAGGATAATCGTATTGATGTTGCGCCTGATAGTCGCTACAATGTGAATGGTAAGGCGGATGGCATGATCAGCCGTTTTAACTACTTTGCTTATGCGTTGTCATACGCGGAGATTGACTCGTTGTACAGACAGGGACCCTCATCCAAGATTGTCAGTGCTCAGAACCAAATCCCACCGTATATGGCCGATGCCTGGTGGGTACAGAGTTACCAAGGCATGTAAATACTAAACTCCAATATAAAATTTCAAAACCCTGAATCTATGAGATTCATAGTTTAAGAAGTTCTATATATTCCTTACAGATAAAACAGAGATGCCCGGTGGCTTAATACCTTTAGTTTCTTTTGGTCGCCAGAATATTGTTATAAACGGTAATCCACAGGTTACTTATTTTTACAAGACATTCAAACGTCACTCCCACTTTAGCGAAGAGAATATTACAATTCCACTAGATGGCCCTCAAGAATTGAATTTGGATATGCCTATACGCGTTCGTACTAAAGTTCAGCGTTTTGCTGACCTAGTACGAGGTATTTCTTTGCGTGTACGTATTCCTGATATTTATAGTAAAATCGTTGCAGGAAGAGCTAATCCTCATAAATTCCAGTGGGTTCATCAACTAGGCTCTCAGCTCATCCAGTCAATTGCTATCTTTGTTGGAGGCTCTAAAATTCAGGAATTTACTGGGGAGTGGTTGGCAATTCGTGCTCAACTAGATTACAACACAGATCATTATAGTAAATGGCGTATTTTAGTGGGTGATACTCCGGAAATGAATGACCCCGCAAATGGAATCTATTCCGCAACAACCGGCAAAACATATCCAAATGTTACACAAGCTTTTACTGGCGTGAATCCAACTAATCCTCAAGCAAATAATCCCAGTATTCCTGGTCGGTATCTGCTTATCCCACTTCCATTTTGGTTTACCGAAGGTCTCGGAAATTCCCTGCCCTTGATTGCGCTACAGTATCATGAAGTAGAAATCCAGGTCACATTTCAGCCTCTTCGTAATATTTATACTATAGCCGATGACCAAGGATTTCGTGTTCGTTATGGATATCAGAATGTAGCTATCCCAACTGGCATTAGCGATTCATTCAGCGCAAGATATCAATCCTCTACTGATCCAAACGGCACACCGCAAAACTTTTATGTAGATTATGGAGTTACTATACCGCCAACGGAATATTTTAATCTACAGCCTTCTCTACAAGTGAACTATGTCTATCTAGCAGATGAAGAACGAAAATTTATGTCTGGTCAAACATTCCAATATATTACCACACAAATTCAAGGATTTAATTACCAATCAGTAAATAGCCGCACAAAGTTTGATTTAGATGCTCATAATATGATTCGCAGAATGGTTTGGTTCGGTCGTCGCAGCGATGCGATTGTGTATCGCAATGATTATTTAAATTGTACAAACTGGAAATACGCGGATGTTCGGCCAGTTCAAGCAGGCAGAGATTCTAACAATGTGGCTATTGCTGGAAGCTCGGGAATCATAGTCGCAGGAACACAGCATGATATTCTACAATCTGCTAGAATCCTGTGTATGGGTAATGAGATTTTTGAGGAAAAACCCGCAGAATACTTCAGTCTCCAGCAACCTTATGATAATTTATTAGGTGCGACCACTGGTGTAGTAGGAAAAGATTCAATTGGTCCACTTTATGTATATAGTTTTGCGGCAAAAGGGTCCGACCTTCTCCAGCCTTCTGGCTCCCTAAATGTCTCCGTCATTAATAACTTTCAATTAGAAGTTAATCCTTATCCATTACCACCCAACGCAGAATACGATTACGATTTCACAGTCTATGTGGAAAGCGTAAACTTCTTAATTATCACGTCAGGTATGGGTTCACTACAATTTGCCATCTAAACTACCGGCTTTGTGTATTTACGCAGGGCTTCCAAGCCAAATTTCTTCTCTGCCTCAGGCCGAGCATCACGTAGTCGGAGTTCTAAATATCCCGACTTCTTTGTTGCATTTAATTTCGTCAGATCAGGAAATGCCCTGTGTAAGGCTTCGGCGGACTTAGTGACCCGATTCTTGGTTCGTTCTTCCTGCATGCCCCCAGCTTCTTTATAATATGCCGTCTTGGGTGCCACCGTGCGGAAACGGAGAACACC